GTGATGTTACACTTGGAGGTTTGGGGGTACTCAGTTCTTTTGTAAGATACTGTTTCTGATACCACTCTTGCATCTCTTGTGCAGTCGTAAGCTCTGGTGCTGTCTTCTCTAGACCAGGATCTCCTGGTTGTCGGGTGTAGATGTTTTCCAGGTTTGCCATCACTTGCTACCTGTAGCGGAGGGGTCGCTCCGGTGAATCAGGGATAACTTCATCATAGAACGTGGCAGAAAGCACTCCTTCTTGGTACAGTTTAGCTGCCATAACATGATCTTCTTGTAATGCTGTAAGTGAATCACTCATCACATCTGAACGTTTTAGTGGACGCCTGTAACGTAAAGCTGAATACTTGAGCCTTGTTTCAGTGTCTTTATTCTTTAGAAGTTGTTTTGGTCCCGTTCGGAACATGAAGTCAAGCACAAGAAAAGGGATAGCAAGTGCTCGTTTCCCTGCTTTACCTACAGTTGCGGCACCTTTCTCCCCTAGACGTAGGAACTCTCGCACTGTTCTTTCATAGAGAGCTTTTCGTTCGTCCGTAGTGAGCGTGGCAACAGCTTTTCTTAACGAGTACCACTGCCCATCTTGACCTGGCCCAGGCTGTCCACTGCCATAGATGACCTTCTGGAGTCTGTTTTGAATACCTTCTATGCGCTTAGATGTCAGCGGAGACATACCTTCTTTTGACCTTTCAGAAAAAGCACCTTTTACCTCATCCACTGCTTCCCATTGTTGTACTGCGCGTGTCCGTTTGCCTAACTCAGTGTTCCTCCTTCTGGTTGCAGCAGCTTTTGCCCGACTACCTGGGCTTTGGAATCTCTCTCTAAGGTCTTCTGCTTTAGCTACGTCGTGTGCGGCTAGTGATTGATCCCCTATTTTTTCCCCTGTGGGTGTCATGGGAATACCGCTACCAGCGATTGCAGCCAAGCCTGCGGGGATACCAAAGAAGCTTGCAAACTCTTTCCCAGATTCTTTCCATTGATTAGCTGCTGTTTCCTCTAATCGTTGAGATTGCTCTGACTCCCTTTCCTTAAGAAGCACGCCGCGTACTACTTGGGTACGCTTCTCTTTCATATCTTCGGGAGAGAGTTGCTTTGTCGCTTTTTCTAGTTTGACTTTTGCCATTACTTCTTTCCTTTCTTCTTCTTTTTCTTCCCTTTCCTGCACAACTCTAATGCGATTGCCACTGCCTGCTTATGTGGGCGACCCGCTTTAAGCTCGCGTATGTTGTAGGCTATAGCCTCCTTGCTGCATCCCTTCTTGAGTGGCATTACTTCTGCTTACGTTTGATCTTAGGTTTAGATTTAGGCTTCTCTTCCGTGATTTCTTCTTGCCTAGCTTCTACTCGATCAGCCTTAGCTCTCTTACGTTCAGCAGCTTTTAGCTTGCCGCGCTTCTCAGCCCTGTCAGCACGAGCACGGATCTTATCTGGACTCAGACGTAGGAGAGGGAGTACGGCTCGCAGAAACAGCTTTATAGCCCTGCGATCACCACGTTCTAGTCTCCTACCTAGTGGTCCTTTGAAGAAAGTATCTAGAGGAATCAGGGCATCAATAGTCTCAGCGAGAATATCAATAGCCTTCTCTTCAGGTACACCCTTGTCTTTTACCCAGCCGTTTACTGCCTTAACAGCAATCGCTTTTACTTCTTCTTCATTAGTAAGGTTACTCATCGTCTACAGCCTCCGCTAGCGCAGTGCCAGCTTTCCATGCTTCACCGAAATCGACGAGCCCTTGAGCCCCGACGAGTCCGAGTACAAGTTTTACGATAGCACCCAGTGCCGCTTCGTCCATCGGGGTGCCAGCGAGGTTAGCGGTGACCACCAAAAGGATAGCACCGACAGTAAGTAACAGTTTACGTGATAAGAACTTTTTCATTTTACGCTCCAACGACTTCGATATCTATTTGGATTTCCATAGTGCCAGTATTGTTGCTCGCCTGCCATGCTAAGTACAAGATTTCACCCTCATAAAAGTACAAGTTGTCCCATGTTCCGTTTGGTCCTACCTCGGTGCTAGCGGTATCGTCACCTAACGCAGGAGGCAGTGACGTAAGCGGCAACGACATCGAGTACCCAGGTATATGGTCGATGTTACCCGCAAACAGGATAGGAAAGCTCGCAAGCAGCCTATTGGTTGGAGTAACTACCGGAGGAGTTCCTAGAGGAAGAGTGTATGGTTCCGTTGATATAAGGTAAGCCACACGAGGAGCAATACCTAAAACGGTGTTACATATTCGGATGCGGCGAATGAACCCTTTAGGAGGAACAGGAACCTCTACCTGCTCCCAGGTAGTCGCTGCTGTGGCTCGGATCTCTCGCCTGATCTGAACCATTAGTTTTGTAACAGGTTGTGGGTAGGCCATTTAAAGTCTCCTTGCTAAGATATGTACCATACAGGCAGCTTGGCCTGAGCTTATCACATGAAGGGCTGCTCCTGCTTTCACCTGCCGTGTTTCTTCCTTAACCAACTTACTGCGTACAATCTCCCCTACCTCCACATTCTCTAGGGAAAGCAGGCTAGAAATAGGTCCACTACAGTTCTCAAGACATACGTTATTCCCTTTCTTTCCTTTCGCTCCCTGCTTAACAGCCCATACGTCAATGACTTCAATAGGATAGCTAAGAGGATTAAGCTTTAACTTTTTCGTTCTCCCGTCCACCTGAGCCGTGAAGAGAAGGGGCAAAGACGCTTCTGCTGCTGGAGCTACATGCTTCCCTGATAGAGCGTTTTCGTGGTCACTTTCAGCAGTTAAGTCAAACATGATAGCGTTATCGCTTACAACCCTACCGATTTGGCGGATAACAACGGCATCTTTAGGGGGCTCAAATACATAATCCCCGTTCGTCCCCAGGTAAACATTGGCCCCAAGAGGAGCATCAAAAGTCAGGTTGCGTTTTAGTTCCCAGGAATGCACCCAAACAACAGTACCGTGACTGCGAGTAAGCATCAATCGACCTGTACATCTAGCTACGTCTGTCGCATCAGCTAACCCCACTTCTGTGATGTTACCCCTATGCCCTACGACTAAAACAATCTTGCCTACTCCAATATTACCTGTAAGGACGATAGCCCGTACAGTTGCATAGGGGTTAGCATCCTTAATCGGAATGACTCCCGGTGCGATTCTTGCCATGTTATCTGCCCTCCTTTTTTACTTTTTGTAATAACCTATAAGCGGCTTCTCTTTCTATGGCTGATAGTTCTTTCGTAACAGCCCTCTTCCTTCTTTCGTAACCCCAGTTCATTTCCTGTGTAGGATTGATTGGATAAGGTTTAAAGCTAGTAAGACCGCGCAGAGCATACCATACTCCTTGAGAGTTACTTTTTGCCCATCCTGGGTTATCTGCTGCTGCCCAGAAGGTAGGTAACTGTGTCCCAGCAAAAGGCAGTGAACGATAAGCATCAACAATACCCGATGCGGCCTTTACTTTTCTTGTCTCAGGGTCCACCTGAAGAAAGTCAGCACCACCTTTTAGTGGGCTCATCAGTTCCATGACTTCAGCTTCCCCTGGACGTAAGGTGCTCAGCGCACCCGATCCCCAAAAGGAATCTCCACTTGCACGGTCAAGGTAGCCTTTTAATGTCTCAGACAGAGGAGGTAGCATCAAGCCAACCAGCGGGTCATACGTCTGCTTTGTCCAATCATCCACCACGGGTACTCCTGCTAGATGGGCTGAAACTCCAACAAGCCCTGCTAGAGTAGTCATTGCAAGCTGTGTCCCATCCAACGGAGTAAACTGTGGCATGAGTGTCACTTCATGCGTCATCCCTGCTTTACCTTGTTGCTCCCACCATTGTTGCCACATTGGATCCATTGGGTAGCTATTAAGGAGAGGACGGGTACGGTTCCACCACGGTCCTACCTCACGTAATCCCTTAGCTACTCGGTCATCATTAAGGGTGTTCCTTTGCTGCTGCTCGCTCCCCCAATAGGTAGCCTCACCCACAACATTAGTTCCCTGCATCATGTGCCGTAAGCGTCCAAGTGCAGTTCGATTAGGATCAAAATACTTTAGTGTGTCCTTAGAGAAAAGCTTACCTGGCTGGGTGATAGGCTCTAGAAGCATCGATCCTACTTGCTTCATCATCAAACGATAGAAACGGTAGAAAGTAGAATAAGGAGCCAAGAACTTTAGTTCAAACTCTGTGAGAGGATCTTTCCAATCATACAGAGCTTTACGTAATGCAGTAGTTGCTTCTCCCCTGTTCATACCTTGTCGGCGCATTTCCAGGTAGAATGCGGCTCTTTGACGTTGCTGCACAAAAGTTGCATGGGCAGAATACATCTCGCCCATGAGCATATCTTTAGCAAGATGAGGAGATTTTAAAGTTACATCTGCCTCTCTTGCGGCTTTCTCTGCTGTTTCTCGTAGAGATGCGTGAACAAAAGTATCCATCACTCCATCAGCATCCATCTCTTTACGAAGGGTGCCTATCCTTGTAAGCCGATCACCTAGTTGGATCAGATCATCATCAGCAGCCCGCCAAACCTTATCCAAGGAAGGATTAAAAAAAGCGTTTGAGAGAGAAGCAAAAACATTCTTGGTTCCTAGTTTTGCCTGCATCTGTAGCTGTTTATTGTGGAGTTGCCTACCCCACGGCATGTTCATAGCAAAGTTTTGAAAGGACAAAACACTGGTTGTCTTTAGCCCGTGCCCCCACCAAATCTGACTGAAGTCACCAACAATATTATTTACCCAGTAACGAGGGTTGGGGGCGATTAGCCCTGAAACTAGAGAGGTACGATACAAGCGCCAGTAACCATTCCAGGCTCTCCCTATCCCAGAGGCTGTCCTCTCTGGTGCATTGTACTTATGTGTTTCTTTGACGATCTTACCTGCAAGATCATCGATCTCACTAATAAGGGTAGTGGGCATAAAAGCATTGATGCCATCTGGATTTTGCGAGATACGAATTAGCTTAGTAACGTTACGTCCGCTCGCCTTGGCTAAAGACGGATCAGCTATAGAAATCCCGTAACGACCTACAGCATCTAACGCCGCATATACTCTTCTATCTGTTTCTTCTATAACAGCCTTTGGTCCTTTCCATGTAAGAGCAGTAAGCCTTGCCCCTTGTCCTGCTATCTCTGCACCTGACATTTCTTCCAATAACTTCTTAGTTACTGGTTTCCTGGCTTTTAAAATCTTATGAGGACCACCTCCTATCAACACAACCAAGTCAGCAGCAGCTTGGTCCGTGACTCCACCAACAAACTTAAGCGTATCTCTTGAAGCCTCATTTAGTATCATCGCATGACCAATACCCAAAGCACCAAAAGAGTAAGCTTTATCAGTGTTATCAGCCGTTTTTGCCCCTAGCCCACGCCAGTCAAGGTCGAAGAAGTAACCATTCTTTTTTGCCATACCCCCTGATTGCTCGACTGCCTTTTTCATTTCTTGCATTAAAGCAGTAAAATCAAGAGTATCTGTCTCATATTGTTTCCTGATTATGTTGTAGGCTATCTTTCTCAATCGGTATATGATGTCTGGCATAAGCTGCTCAGCAGGCATCCAAGCTCTAGCTATTGCATCTAAAGCTTTGACTGCTCCCAAGTCGTCCAAACTTTCTATATTTGCAAGAACACGTTCGTCTTGTATAATCTGTTCCACACCTCTCCTATAAATAGAAGCTGACCCTGTATTGATAGACGACCAACCGTTTCTTATTCTCATAGGATTAGTAGACATTAAATACGAAACGATAGTTCTCTTAGGGTTAGTGTCTCTAGGGGTTAGGCGGATGAGATCCCACAACTCATCATCAAACTTGGCTCTTCTTTGAATCGAGCGTTTTAAGACTTCAGACATCTCTGGGCCAAGCTCACCAAGCCGCTGCTTCGCAGGCGAAAACTTAGTAGCCAATCTAGGTAAATGCCGTGCAAGATCTGAAGCATACTTCCATGTCGAGGGGTCAGTTGCTTTGTACCGTATAGGTAGGTAAGGAGATTCCATAGCAACAAGCAACGCCTGAGCGTAGCGTTCTGGTGCATACTTAGGTGCAATCTTCTTCGCCATTATCTCCATAGCTTCGATGCCAGCTTGGAAATCAACAACATCGTCACCATTTAGAAGTACCTTGCTGGGGTAAACTCCTGGCTTAGCGTAGGCTGTCTTGGCTGCATCGACGTATTTAGCGAAGTCTTCTATGTGATCAATATTCTCAAGCTGCCTGCCTTCGTCCTTTATCTTTGTAAGGACTCGCCCTAAGCCTGAAGCTTCATCTCCACCTTGTAGCATGAACTGCTTGAGGAGTTCCTCTCCAAACTCTTCGTCCATAGCTTTCAGTAAAGGAATAGGGTTTATCTCACGTACAAAATCAGGTAGTTCCTTGGTTGTCGCCTTGGCTAGTATCTCTGCGCCACCTGTAGTTTTACCAAATAACTCACCTAAAGGTGTTATTCCTTTGCGTGCATTCTTAATAATAATACCAAGCCAATCTGCAATCTCACCCATCGTCTCACGATAAAGATCATTGATGTTAGCTTTACGTAGAAGCTCTTCTTTAGTGCTGAGTTTCCCAGCTACTGCCTCACGCTCCTTGGCCATTAAAGCCACGCCTCTTGCCTTGGTCTTTTTAAGTGTCTCTCTCACTCCTGATCTGGTCATTGCAGGTTTCCCTGCTGGCGTAAGCTTCCCAGGTTTCACTGTGCTTTTTGCTTCTAGCTTCTTCCAGATTTTAGCCTGTGCTTTACGCATTGCGAGAAGACGATCTTGCGACATCATCAGGCCATTTAGTTTTCCGTATTCATTAAGACTTCGTAGTCTCCCTTCACCTAGTTTAAACTTTTTAATAGCTTCTGCGGATTTCCCTGGGGGTAACCTGAATAAGTCAGTGAACTGAGTGATGAAAGAATCATCAGGATTCTTACCCCATTTCTTAGCTAAATCAGCTTGCACCTCTTCAATTCTTTTATTTTTTGCCGCGACCTGGGCAGGAGTATTACGAAAACCTTGAAGCCCCCCATTTTTCTTAGGTAGCTTTAGATAAGAAATAACATCGTCTAAAGGAGTACCAACGTCTCGTCCTTCTTGTTTAAAAAGAGGTTTCAGATCTAGTTTCGTCCACGCAGCTTGGAACTCAGGAGTCTGTTTTGATAGCCATTCACCATACCTTAGTTCAAGGGGGAGGACGCTCTTCTCAAGCATATAATAATTATTCGTAAACTGTTTAAAAGAAATCGGCTTACCATGCATCTTTACAACATAGTCTTCCCCTACCCCCAGAAGTTCTCGTTGTGTCCTTACAGCACCAACAGCTTGTCTTAAGCTTAAGTTGGCTCCTTTCAAAGCAGCTTCAAGATCTGCTACCTCTGCAATTAACTTCTCTTCTCGTAAAACCCGCTCGGTAGCTTTGTCCACTCCAGCAGCTATACGCTCATCAATCTTATCTATCTTCGTAAGCAGAGCCGCTCGCTCTCTTTGAATTGCAACAAGTTTAACGTCGTTAACAGGCTCTGCTCCTACCTTCGCTGCCATTACCTTAGAAGCAACATCGCCTAGAGCTTGGTTTTCTGCCCTCAACGCAGTTAGATGAGTCCCTATTGACGCTTCCAACATTGCAGGGTCATCAAGACTAGGCAATAGTAAGGACGAATCCGGCAGCGTGCTTTGCTCTCTCGCAAGCTTTTGTGTCTTCTGAAACCGACCAACCTTTGAAAAAGGAATCTTGCCAGTTCTCCAAAGAGCTTTAAAGGGCTTTGCCGCAGCAAAGATAGGTACTGTTAAAATGTCAGGGTCTAAGATGATTAAACCAAACATACCTATAAGACCCATTGTTACTTCAGGAATCCTAGAACCAAGCTGTTCTCGTTCTAGCCACTTAGGAGTAAGAAGCTTGGCTACATTCCCAAAATCATCTGTAATGTCGTAACCTGCACGGATAAGCTGGATGTGCTCATCACAGCCCCAGCAACCTGCATGGATTGCTGCACCCCATAGAGTAGAAAGAGCTTGCCTACCAAACCATTCGAGACCTCCTTCTTTTCCAAGTGTCTCTGGAGCGCGACCAAAGTATTGATCTTGTGTTTGTAAGCCTGCCCATGTTGCCCTAAAGGGGGAAAGCACGCGCCCGCCTGCCCACCACGGAGTGTTGATGATCTTTTGGGTTGTGCCATCAGGATCAATATCCACCCATAAAGTTCCTGTGTTAAGCGCGACAATCTCCCGCATACGTTTCTTTGCGTGGACTCTTGCTTCTTCCATGAGATCGTCAGCTTCTTCTTCTGTTAACTGCCCCCACGTCTTACCCCATGTGGCGACTTTCTTTGTCGTATAAGCCCTGACTAGGCGATTGATTGAAGTTGCCACATCGATTGCGGCATCTCC